GCAAGACGACGCGCCTGAGCACCTGTTAAAGTCATCTTCCCGGCCGCGACCACGTTTGATGCGAATACGTTCGATGTCGTGAGCGCATTCGATGAGTTCAAATTTCCGCCCAATTGAAGACTCTGTCCTACGACGTCGGTCAAAATGTTAGGCTTTGACATCTATTAGATGCATAAGAGAAAAACTACTTCTGATACGCCGAGTATGCATCCTGAACCTTGCGATTGATACGCTCCTCGAGCTCCTTAGACATGGGTGGCTTGAGATCGGCGCCGTGGTGATCCCAGTCGAAAAAGTTACCAGTCTCGCTGTCGTTGCCGTCCAGCATGCTGGTGGCTGGGCCCCACGCCTCGACCGCCTCGACCTCGTCGGAGGTTGCCATCGACTCGAGCCACGTCTTGACGTCGTTGCCGACCAGCAGCTTGTTCTCGTTGGTGACAAGGGTGGGCACGCGTGTAATCTGCTTGGACGGAACGCCCTGTGTCGTCACGTTGTGAAACTTGACAATGTGTAAAAGAGCGGGGTTCTCCTGAATGTATTGGATCACCTGGGCACAGTACTGACACCGATCACTGTATACCAGAGTGGCCATTACTTTCCTGAGAGGGATTCGTCTATTTTTTTTAACGCACCATAGGTAAAGAATGAAGCAGTCGACACTCATCATTTTTGTGATGCTCGCCATCTTCGGTTTTTTGATCTGGAACCGCGTCTCAAGTGAGACGTTTGTCGACGTGTCTGCCGCCAAGTCGGTCGCACCAGCCACGATCCAAACCATCGTGAACGCTGTCCAGGCACGCATCCCCGACCTGTACCCCCTGCAGACCATCTACATCAACCCGATGCAGGGCGACCAGGGCAGCATGAAGTACAATGCGCGTATCCTCTTCTTGAACACGCGCGGCTATTTCGGTGTCCAGTACGACGTTCAGGCTGATGCTGACGGCAACCTGATCAGCGTGACTGGCCAGGTCCAGCCTGAGGTGAACGGCCCGTTCCAGGGCTTTGGCGAGATGACGGACAAGTACCAGGACTTTGAGTCTGTCGAGGCTGTGCTCGCCCAGCAGTTTGCCGATCTGAAGGCCAAGTCGCCTGACGTGGCCCAGAAGCTCGACACGTGGCTGGACATTCAGCGTGCCCAGCAGCGTGGTCGCGCCGTCTCTGACGCTCAGTCCAACTCCATGCCAGCCGGTGCGACCGATGCGTCGATCGAGCGTGCGATGATTTCCTCGTAGATGGTATGGTGGTTTCGGCCCGACAACTCGCAGATCGCGAGCGAAAACGACTTGACGGACGAAAGGCGACGTATAAGGCGATCCTCGAACAGTTTTCGCGTAAAATTTCAAACGCCGCAACGCTCGGTGCACACGACATCATGCTCACAACACCCACATTTGTGATTGGGTTTCCAGCGTATGACGTCACGACCGCAACGAGTTACTTGGAACGCCAACTCGGTCGTCTTGGATACACGACGAGACGCACCATGCACACCGTGATTCACGTATCATGGGACCGCCCCAAAGCTTCGAATCACGTGACGGTCATCGATCACTCGAACGACGAACACCACCTCCCAAGCCTGGCCAACCTCGCCAAGGCGGCTCAAAAGATTCGCAACAAGAAGTAGAATGGCCGAACTCGCCGCAGCAATCATCAGTGCAATTATGTGGATCTCAAAAACAGCGTACGATCAAACGCTACGCGTATACGAACACTCACACGAGGAGCTTGAACGCGTGCGTAAAAAGGGGGCGGAAAACCTCAGACGGTCGGTGGGATGTATCTTTTCGTCCGACTCNGAGTCGGACGACGAAGAAGAGCCTCCGTCCGCACCAGTCGTCGCCGAGAAGAAAACACCTCTCGCGCTCATGGTGCTCGGTGCAGCCATAGTGGCGCACGTGGTACGCCGTGCTACGGTCAAGTGAAAATGATTTCTTGTCAAGCTATAAATGATCGGCGAAGTAACAAAGCTCATCGTTCTTTTGCTCATCGTGAATGTCATCTTCACCTTCTTTCTTTATTCATGGGTCACGGACGACGACATTACAAACCTGCCCAAGGAACCCCGTGAACGGTTCATGGCACTCATGTATTACAACGTGACGACGTCGACATCGACCGGCTACGGTGATATCGTGCCGAAGAGCGCGCGTGCACGTGTCGCATCCATGGCGGTCCAGCTCACTATGCTTTCACTCGTCGTGAAGCGTGTTCTAGAAAAGTGAAAACTTGTTTTCACGATTGAGCATGCGTGTCGTGTGCGCCTTGGCTGACTTGAGTCGATCGCACTCTTCAGCCGCCTCCTCCATTTCAAGCTCAACCCGGTACGGCGCCGTAATCTGACGAAGCTCGTCGGCGCGCGTCTTTGCCATGCGCACCTTGGGCGGCGTCTTCTGATAATTTTTCCACGCCTCCTTTGCCTGCTTGTACTTATCAAGGTGCCGCTCGAGCTCCTTCTTGATACGCACGAGATCAGTCTCGAGTTCAGTGATCTTTTGCTCGTGCAGACGAACCTTTCTCTCGTCACTCAGACGTCCGTATTGACGCAGGGCATCGCCGATGTGCTCGTCGCACGCCTCGCTGAGTGCTGCAGCAGTTCCAGGACACTCGTCCCGAACCATATCAAGTTCGCTGTGCGCCTCCATCTGAAAGTACTCGAGGACAGCGTGACGCGCGCTCGGCCATACCGGGTAGCCTCGATAGTCCGATGCGGTCGATCGCCACTTACATCCGTCGGCACAATACACGCGGTCATTTCCATCAAGGGCAAAGCAGATGCCCCAGCCCATTCTAGGTCGAAAGAGACCCGCGACTTTAACACGTAATAAAAAACCCCATGAAAAGCAAATGGATGTCCTTGCCGAGGCTGAGCGCAAATACATGTCCAAGCTCTCAGGTGCAATGATTCCAGTGATGATCGACGCCTTCTTTGATTTGTACGCCGAGGCAAAGAAGCAGTCCCAGGGTCGCAAGACGCTCCTCCAGTACCAGGCGCTCCTCGTCGAGGTGAAGAACTGGAACAACGTGATGATGAAGCAGCACACGGACACAATCATCAAGACGTGCTCCATGTTCCCCAACCTCCTCGCGGCCGTCTTTGTGATTTCCGTGAAGATCATGTCGGCCGTGCGCATCTCCAATGAATCCAAAAAACTGAACATCAAGCTGCCGACCAACGACGTCTTTGTNCACTCGTGCTACATTGCCGCCGCGAAGAACATCTACGAGGACCCATTCGTGATTGTCGACGACATTAAGGATTCCGAGAAGCGTGCCCAGCTTCACGTCCGCTTCTCCAAGGTGATTCGTGAGATTATCGAGGACTTTATTCCCGTACAGCAGATTCTCGAGACGTACATCCCCGGGTTTACGGGTGATTTCGACATGGACAACGGGATCGGCGCGGACACGAACGGTGAAGTTGACGAGGAGGAGACTGATCCCCCGCCCGTCTCACCCGAGGCGGCGACGGGCGAAGAGGGTGCTGAAGTTCCCGGGACGCCCTTGCCGACCGACCCCGTGCCTGGCACGCCGATGGGTGCTGATCCGGGTGGCGAACTCAAGGAGGTTCCCGTGACGCCTGTTCCGGGTACGCCGGCACCGATCCACCACGAGACGCTGTTTGACGACGCGCCTGATAAGAAGTAAACCCTTTGAAGGTGTAATGAAGGTGCTCGTCACGGGTGGGTCCGGACTCGTCGGCTCGGCCGTCAAGAAACTGCGTCCGGATTGGACCTATGTCGATTCCAAGACGTACGGAAGTCTCACGTGTGAGGCGAACGTGACCGATATGTACACTGCAGTCGGCCCGGTTGACGCCGTCGTCCACTTGGCGGCAAACGTCGGCGGTATGTTCAAGAATATGAACAAGCGCCAGGAAATGTTCGAGGACAATGTTCTCATGAACACGCTCGTCTTGCGTGAGGCGGCGCGTCGCAAGGTGCCTCGCGTCGTCACGATGCTTTCGACGTGCATCTTCCCCGACGACACGTCAGAGCCTGAGCTCGTTCCGGCGATGCTTCACATGGGTCCGCCACACCCGTCGAATGAAGGGTATGCCTATGCAAAGCGCGTCTCGGAAGTTCACGCCCGGATCATTCGCGAGACGACCGGAACCCATGTGACGTCACTCATCCCGACCAACGTGTATGGCCCACACGACAACTTTTCGCTCGAGGATGGACACGTCGTCCCGGCGCTGATTCATCGCGCATGGATCGCCGCCAGGGATGGAAAGACGCTTCAAGTCAAGGGGACGGGTCGGGCGCTCCGACAGTTTATTCACGCGGACGATNTGGCACGTATCGTCGTATGGGCGGTCGAGTCNCCGGAGAAGCCACCACCCATGATTGTGTGCTGCAACGAGCAAGAGTATTCGATCCGAAAGCTCGCAAAAACAATCGCACGNGAGTACGGCATTCCCATCGAGTTTGTCGGTGGACCAGACGGCCAAATGCGCAAGTTTGCCAAGCCGGGTCCCGGCGAGTTTCCACAGCCCGAGAAGGATCTGAAGACTGGTCTTCGCGAGACGATCGAGTGGTTCAAAAATTATGCCAGTCAACAGTAAATGGATCACCACTTTCGCGATCCTATGAGTGCCGGCGCCATTGCCGCCGCCGCGACGTTGGCATATATCCACGTCAAGGCGTCCATGAACAAGGAGAAGCTTCCAAACTCTGCATACTTCAAGCCTGCGTTCCTGGTTGGTCTGCTCGTCTATTTCATCGTGTCCCAGGGCGCGGGTTCGAAGGAGTCCATTTCGCACGACCCTTTTTAAATCGCAGTGAATAATACATGGCGCGCTCGAACAACGGTGGTATCCTCGGATCCGGTATTTTCGGTGGTATCGGCTCGGTCGTTCAGTGCAAAGCCGAGGATGATTCGCTGTACTGCAAGTTTGCCAAACTGATGAATATCATCTTTTGGATCATCATGCTCGCCTTCATCCTCTATTTTCTCCGTGACTTGGCTAAGAACAAGTTAAAGTAAACAGACGTCATATACCTAATGGCGACCACCGTTTCTGCTTTCAATGACATGATGCAACAGTTCCTCGACGAACTCGTACTCACCTTCCCCGAGGAGAAGTCGTTCGTCAAGTACCAGGCATCTTTCAGCATGATTCGCAAGGCGCGCCCCCGTGCCGTGCTCGAGAGCTTCATGAAGTCGATCGGCCCGGTTGCTTCCCAGCTGATGGAGAAGAATGAGTCGTTTTTCAAGGAGAATTCCGATTCCGTGCCTCTGCTCAGCGAGCTGAACATTGCCAAGATCTGGGGGGATGATCTGTCATCCTCGACCAAGGAGGCAATCTGGAAGTACCTCCAGACGCTCTACATTTTGGCGTCGACCATCAGTGCTCTCCCAGCCGAGACGCTCAGCATGATTGAGAGCGTCGCCGAAAAGTGCGCCAAGCAGATGACCGAGGAGGGCATCACCGGTGAGGAGGCGCTCATGAAGAACATGTCCGGTCTCATGTCTCAGCTCATGGGCTCGGGTGGTCTTGCAGGGCTCATGGGCGAGAAAAAGATCTCGGAGTAATTCAATATGGACATTGCCCAAGAAGTGTTCAAGCAAGACAAACTTATGGACTTTTGGCCGTCCGATCGTCAGACGGCCAAGGAGCGTGTCGAAGCGACGACCCGCTTCATCGTGTATGCCGTCGTGATTCTGTTTCTGATTCGCCGCGATTCACGCGTTGTGCTCCTCGGTGGCCTCGTGCTTGCCGTTCTGTATGGTCTTTATTTCAATAACATGATCCCAGAGGGGGCTCGTTCCGCCTATGTTGCCAAGGGACTCCAGGGCTACACCATGCCGACCGTCGACAACCCCATGGGCAACATTCTGATGGGCGAGTATTCGACCAACCCTGACCGTTCACCAGCAGCGTGGTACCCGTCAGTGCGCAAGGAGGTTCAGACGGATTTCGACATTGTTCACCCGTTTGAAAAGGTGCGTGACTATGACCGCAACTTCTACACGACGGCAAGTACCACAATTCCCAACGATCAGGCGGCATTTGCTCAGGCTGCCTATGGTCGTCCGTTTGCGCCTCAGTGCCGCGACACCCCCGGAGCGTGCGACCCAGAGGGCAACCCGAACGCTCGTTTCCCGGAGCGTGTCCAGATGCGCGGCGGCAACGGTGGCGGCTACCGTTAAAAATGTTCACACCTAGAAAGAATGCCTCGGCTTCAGACTGACGGTGTCGTCCTCGAGGATGGAATCTGGAAGGGTCCTTCCAACACAAACTATGTTGACATGATCATGACCGACGATGCGCTTCGCTCCCAGACGAGCTCGCGCAACAACAAGTACTGGACGGCCGAGAAGTTTGACTTTCCGACCCTGTATGAGGTGAATGAACCGGTTCGCGTCCAGCTCAACGATCCCATCAGCACGTACGCCGTGTACCAGACCGAGTCCTTTGCCCAGCGTTACGGCGGCAAGAAGTAGATTTTTTATAGCAGTTGTAAGTAATATGGACCCTTTGTCCCTGGCAGCGATTGTCGGTCTTGTCTATTCGGGCAAGAAAATCAGCGATGCCAAGGAGGAACAGCAGCAGGTGCCTACGATGCTCGCGCCCAAGAAGATTACGCGTGTTGAGCTCGATCTCAAGAGCTTCCGTCGGTCCCAGGACCCCGTGTTTGACGACACGATCATGACGCCCGACACTGGTCGCGGGTTTGCGGGAAATCCCGATTGGCGTCTTCGATCGAAGGAGGCGGTGCCAAACATGGGCGATATCGTCAAGAATGGCAAGCGTTTTCCGTTCGGTCAGCCCGTGTATGACGTGTCGTACCGCGAGAATGTCACAAACAGGATGAACAACTTGAATCCGACCGAAAAGGTGTACGTCGGTCGCGGTCTCGGTCTCGATCCCAACACGGCAGCAGCCGGTGGTTTCCAGCAGTTTTTCCGTATCGAGCCGACCAACATGAACGAGGAGCGTCTGTCAACCCTCCCAGGCACGTGGGGAGGACCCGCCAACTCGTTCATCAAGAATGGTGGGACGACGATGGGTGAGATTACCCACCATGCCAAGGACAGCAAGGCGTGGCACCGTGATCCGGCTCAGAACCGTGGTCAGGGGCAGGGTGGTGCCCTCACAGCACCAGAGGGACGTCCCGACTTCCAGAAGACTCGTCGGACGACCAACCGTCAAGAGACGGGCTACCGTGATGATAATCTGGGTGACGGCCCGGCGCAGTTCAGGATCGGCCAGGGCTACGACAGCACGCTCATGAACAACGGTCAGACGCGGAGCACCAACAACCGTGTCAACCCCGATCGTGCAGCCAATCCGGGACGTATGAACGTTCGCCAAGACGCCGTCGGCATGGTGGGCGCCAATACGACGACCCGTCTCGAGGCGAGCTCTTTGCCCATTCGGCCGGCGGATGGTTCGCACGGTCAGCGTTACATCGTGCCGCAGTACCAGAAGGACAACATCTTCAAGGGGAACAGTGAGGCCAAGATTGATTTTAATCTGGCGAAGGATGTCCGTGCAAAGAACCCGTTGGCTCAGCCGGCCTTTGTGGACTATGCAAAGGCGTGAAAAAAAAAGGTTGACTTCTGTTAAATGAGCGGTGGCATTGTTCAACTCGTTGCAATCGGCGCTCAGGACGCATACTTGACGGGGAAGCCTGAGGTTTCGTTTTACC